GAGAATGTAGGATTCGGAAGTTTCACTGGCGTAGTCGCCCAACGTGAAAAAGAAATGCTTTATTTCGGCAACACAGCAGCATAAGGATAATGCATGTCAAAAGTAGAGAGTAAAAAAGAAGATACGGAAAAAGTGCGTATCTTCTCCAAGCGCGAAGGTGATGTTATTTGTCCAGATGGGATTGTGATGAAATTCCAGCAGGTAACATTAGTATCTAAAGAGACGAAGGAATGGCTCTTTACATCATTTCCTGAATTAATGCTGAAGGTTGATTGATGATTACTGTAAGCGATATCGATGTTGATGATTTCAAGGACTTTTTCGTTCGAGATTTCCAATACGCTATCGCTTCTGGTCAAACGGAATCTGTATACGAGTGTGAAAAAGATTATGTAATGGATGCAGATATCACAAAAGCTTTTAGTGAAGCGAAAATAAACTTCAATGAAGGTCTTTTTGGAACAGATGATTCCCTAAGAATCACATTTTTATATCTAGCCGCACATTATTTGGTGAATGATTTGCAGACTTCCCAGCAGGGTTCAGGTTCTAGCGGATTCTTTCCGGTTAGTTCAAGGTCGGTTGGCGGTGTTTCAGAATCTTATGCGATCCCGACTTGGATGCTTAAAGATCCCGTTTTAGGAGCCTTTGCAACGACAAGATACGGACAGAAATATATTTCACTTATTAAGCCGCTACTTATCGGCAATGTGGTTGTATGCGAAGGTGCTACAACGTACAGGTGATTTATGAGCGACATCGAATATAAATATGATGAGAAAAAATTAAAAAACGTAATTAAATTTATGTCAAGAAATTATGCCGTAAAAGTCGGTGTTTTAGCTAAGTCTAAAAGAGGAACATACGAAGGTGTTGACGCTCTTACAGTAGCGATGCAACACGAATTTGGAGCATATTCTTATCAAATAAATGCTTATATTCCTAGACGGTCTTATCTTGAGTTAACTAAAGAAAAGAAAATGGAAGTCTATAAATCGTGGTTAACGTCAAAAAAAGAAATAATTTATACAAAAATAACAGATGGTCATGGTGAAGCTGTTTTAAATTTGATCGGTAAGAAATGGGAGGCTTGGGTAAAAGAGACATTTATGGAAGAAGGCCCAGGATGGGAAGAATTACATCCAATTACAATTGAAAAAAGGCGAATAAAATCAAGAAGAGCAGCAGGAAATGAAACAGCGGAGACATTTCCAATTTTAAGAGATACTGGTGCTTTGATGAGAAGTATCACCCATGAGGTCATAAGTGATTAAAGGATGGTTCCCAAATTTGAATAGTGCGGTTATGGCGTGGGCGCAAGTTACCCGTATTTTCATAGTGGGGAAAAGACAAGAAGATTATAAAACTTATGAAACATTCTATGAGTACAAACTAAAAATATTCAGAGTACCAACTGGCCAGCAGTTAGAGATGAAAAAAGAAGGTCAACGATCTTGGAATAATGAGACGATTTACACAGATAATTCAGTTAAAATTGATGTTGATGACATAATATATTTTGATAACATAGAATCAAAACGATACAGGATAATGAATAAGACAGATTATAGTGACTTTGGTTTTGTAAAATACGAAATAATGAGTGACTACGGATGACAATAAGAACAACGCCACAAATTATATGTGATATTTTAAAAACCTGCATGAAGTTAAGTGCGGATCAGATTTGGATTTATAACCAAAGGCGAGAGATCCCAAGCGATAAAAAACTTTATGTTGTCGTGGGAATGATGTCAGCTATTCCTTATGGAAATAACAAAAACTTCTCGACTTCTGGACAAGATAATTTATCTCAGTATATTAAAGAGATAATAACAATTGATTTATTATCATATTCAACTGAAGTTCAAGAAAAATATTCGATGGTTTTAGGTTCGTTAGTATCGACGTATTCGCAACAAATACAAGAATCATTGGCTTTAAAGATATTTCCAATCCCATCAAGTGTTTCAGATGTCTCATCAATAGAAGGTGCAGCTCTTTTAAATAGGATAGCAATTACTTTGCCAGTGCTTAGAAAGTACGATATGCTATTAGAAGCAAATTATTATGATGATATTCCTGACTTTACTCTGACTAATGAATAATGACTAATTATAGGGGTGCTATATGGCAATGATTAATATCAACAATGTTGTAAATATTAGTGTTTTATCACCGGCAGCAGGTTTAGCGCCTTACAATGTGAATAACCTTGTGTGCTTCACGAAAACCGATCCCGGCGTTACTGGACCATCAGGACCACTAGCGGCAGGCTTTGCCGTATATTCTAACTACACCGATGTTGAAACAGATTTCGGAAGTGGAACAGATGTTGCAACAGCGGCAACAGCGGTTTTTAGTCAATCACCAAACATCATTTCTGGTGGCGGTTATTTTGTCGTTGTTCCTATGCTTACAGATGAAGTCTTGGAGCAAGCGATTGTAAGAGCAAAGGGCTTGATATATTACGGTGGGTGCGCCGCAACCTTTACTCTTGGTGTCACAGGTCCAACCGGATATACGGGAGCAACAGGAGCGAATCTAGAAGCTTTCAGAGCAGCAGCTGTTGCACAGACAGAAAGAAAGATGCTATTTCTAGCCTCTTCAGCCGTTGGTTCTCTCACGACTCCCGGTCTGGCATATACAATACAAAATCAAAGCTTAGATAAAACGAGAGTTCTGCATGATACGGTAGCAGCCGATCTTCAGAAATTCATTTGGGGATATGCTGGAAGAGGCATGTCAACAAATTTCAGTGCTTCAAATACTGCATCGACAATGCATTTGAAAACAATCAAAGGTTTGTCTTCTGACACGGGACTTACCCAGACGATTCTAACAGCCGCAAAAGCTGTTGGAGCTGATGTCTATGCCAATATCGCTGGTCAGGCATGCGTGATGTCTCACGGTGCTAATGAGTTTTTTGATGACGTTTACAACCTGAACTGGTTTGTTGGTGCTCTGGAAGTGGCAGGCTTCAATTATCTGAGAACTACTGGCACAAAGATTCCTCAGACTGAAGCGGGGATGATAGGTCTAAAAAATGCATATGCGCAGATTTGTATTCAAGCGGCAAACAATGGATTCTTAGCGCCAGGAACATGGACTTCACCCGATACTTTCGGCGACCCGGAAAATTTTAGAAGCAACATTTCGTCATTCGGTTACTTTGTTTATTCTTCTCCTGTAGCAACTCAACCCGCTGTGGACAGGGCTTTAAGGAAAGCTCCTGTAGTTCAGATCGCAGTTAAGTTTTCCGGAGCTATACATTCAACGGATGTAATTGTTAATATTAACAAATAAAGGGTTTTAAAATGGGAACATTATTAGGAACATTATCATTAACTGGTGCAGATACTATATATTTCGGAACAAGATTAATAACCGATTTTTCTGCTGGCGAGGTAGCAAAATTAACATATGCAAACGATTTAGCTACTGTGAAAACAGGGAAAAATGGAAATACAATTTATGCATATAATTCGAGTAGCTCTCAATCTTCTCTCGACATAAAAGTGATCAAAGGATCGGATGACGATTCTGTTTTGCAAGGTAGAGTGCAAGCATACAAATATGATCCTGTCGGCTATAAGGTTGACGAAGTTAGTATTACAAAATCATATGGTGATGGTGGAAAAAAAGTCACGAATGAAAAATTTCAATTGCAAGCCGGAATACCAACAAAACAAGTAGATGCTACTGTCAATGTAGATGGTGATACTGATCAAGCAATTGCGGTATATACTTGGACTTTTGCTAATACGGTTAGAAGCCAAGCTATAGCGGTAACAAATGAAACTCCGGTGGTTCCATGACAGAAAAAATTACTTTACCTTCAGGAGCAATCCTAGACATTACTCTCATGCCGTTTGAAGCGGCATGGGATGTATGCCAGCTTGTAACTAAAGAAATAGAAAAATTAGCGATAGATCCAAGTGTGTTGAGCATCTTTTCCAAAGATGAAAAAACAGATGTGACTATCGCTGAATTATTCAATTTAAAGGGACCGATTTGTTCAATATTGGCAAATCCTATTCTAGTTGAAGCGGCTAAAATTTGCTTTGTGAAATGCACCTATGACGACATCAGAATTGATAAGCATACATTTGAAAAAGTAGAATGCAGAGGTGATTTTATTCCAGCGGTCTATTTCGTTTTAAAATCGAATCTATCCCCTTTTTTCGGAAGTCTTCTTTCGTTTTTCTCAACGAAATAAAAACTAGCGAAGTAGACCCGAACTCACCTAAAATCAAAATAGAAATGTCATATCATCGATGTATGGTAATGGAATTATCATTAGCTGGTTTTGGTTCTCCTGAAGTTCTAATGGGAACAAGAGTAGATTTAATTATTGATGCATATGATTATTTAAAATATAAAAATAAATATGAGCATCAATATTCTTTGCGGAGTAAGCAATCATGCAGTTAGGCGAATTATTTTTTAATTTAGGCTTTAAATCTAAAGGATTTGAAGATGCTGAAAAATTTACTAAATTAATAAAAGAAGCAAGAATTGAACTCGAAAAAATGAATGCAGCATTGGGAAAATCTTTTGATGCAACTAAGGGAAAAATTATAGGATTTAATGCTGAAGTTAATAATACAAATACTTCATTAGATAGAACTGTAAGCCTAACAATGACTTTGAAAAATCTATTTTCAGGTCTGAGTAGCATTATTTCTACCATAGGCAAAGGATTCATGGCGGCGGGTGCCGCTGTCCTTTATTTTTTGAAATCATCTAGCGATATAGCGGTGACGATCAATAAATTAAGTGCCGCTACGGGTACGGCAATCGGCAAGCTCTACAACATGAAAAAATTTGCCGCTGAAAATAACGTAGAATTTGACTCTATGGCTTCATCATTGGAAAGAGTCATAGGAATCGCTCAAGATATCCGCATTGGTAAATTAACTCCATCCCGTTATTATCAAATGCTTCAAATTGATCCAATGGCTACATATGAGAAACAATTGGAACAGCTCTCTAAAGCTCTTAAACGCCATCCTGATCTTCAGCAAGCACTAGCGGGTGCGAGAGACTTAGGATTTACAAAAGACGATATATACATTGCTCAGACAGTCGCAGACATCTATGAGAAATTGAATAAAGAGATAGGAGATATATCTGACCACGACAGAATGATTAAATTCAATAAAGAACTAAATTCTTTCTTTGAAAAGATGCGGGTAAGTTTGGGTGGAATACTTCTCCTTGCAGCACCAATATTTGAAGTAATTTTGGAAAAAATAGAAGAATTTGTAACTTATCTTAATTCATTAGATAAAGAAGAACTTAGGAAAACAATTAAAGATTTTTTAGATGATCCATTAAAGACAATAAGAAAAAAAGTAGAAGAAATAATGGATATTATTGAAAAAAGATTAGATAAAATATTTGATAATATAGAAGCAAGGATTGATAAATTCATTGCTAATTTCAAATTGGACCCTTTTAAAGCAATGTCAGATTTAACGGAAGGTTCTGGACTAGGACCATCCTACCCAGCAGCTACACAAAAATATAGAGTAGAAGAAGTTATTGAAGGACTTCCAAAAAAAGTAGATGGGAAAATAACAATTCCTAGAGAAACTATCGAAGGTGCCAAGTCAATACTTCCTAAAAGGGTTATAAAATGGGGTAAAAAATTATTAAACCATT